AAATCCCGCATCACGCTCTCCCATAACAGCATCGATCTTTCGGTCGATATGGGAGGGGATCGAACAACGGCTGCAATCGAGTCGCTCAAAGTCTTGGCCTTCGATCTCGCGGCACTTTGCCTCAGCATCGAAGGCGCGACGCGCATACCAGCGTTCTTCCTGCATGACAGCCCGAGAGAGGCTGATCTTGGCCTGAGCATCTATCACGAGCTGTTCCGGCTGGTGCGGGAAATCGAGGAGCAGACGGATCAGCCGCTTTTCCAATACATCGTCACCACCACGACGCGGCCGCCTCAGGATCTGGCGAGCGAGCCCTGGTTGCGCCTTACGCTCCGCGGCGCGCCGGGCAACGAGCGCTTGCTCCGTTGTGATTTGTGAGGATCGCCATGACACTCAGCTTCGCCGCCCGCACTATTCTCGAAAAGGCCGCCGTGGACAACGGATTCAGCCTTGATCAGGGCGTATCGGACAACTGGTTGATCTTCAAGGCTCATGCCGCTCCCGCCAGCCTGTGCCTGACCGTGACCGAAGACGGCTATGCCATCGGCACGGATCATGGAGGCGTTGCGCGTGAACTGGACGCTGAACTCGCTTCCCTCCCGAACGCGCCGCAAGGCTTCCACGCTTGGGCGGCGGGTGAAAGTCGGATGCTGGACCATATTGCTGGGGCGGTGTGGCGGCTTGCGCGCAGCCTTCCCGACGAGCCGCTGCGGCAATTCAAGCGCCGCCTGGCCGAGCTTCCTGCTGCAACCGAGGTGGAGCGCCTGCGCAAGGAGCGGATCGGGCAGGACGTTTTTCGCGAGGCGCTGATGCTGTTCTGGGATGGCGCCTGCGCCGTAACCGGCGTCAGGCACCCGCGCCTTCTGCGCGCCAGCCACATTATCCCCTGGTCGGAATGCGACAGCGACGCTGAACGCCTGAACGTCCACAACGGCCTGCTCCTGGCTGCCCATCTCGACGCAGCGTTCGACGCACATCTGATCTCATTCAGTGGAGATGGGCAGATTTCGCTTTCCTCGAAGCTATCCGAATCCGACGCCGTCGCATTGGGCCTCGCCCGTGATATGCGCCTGCGTCGGGTCGACCCGGAGACGGAACAGCGGCTGGTGATTCATCGGATGAAGACTCTGCAGGAGCATGACCGATGAATGATCTGATCCACATCGCAACTAAGGAATTCAATAATGGAGTGCTTTCGGATCGATGAAAGCGGGTACACCGGGTTCGACCTTCTCAACCCCGACCAGCGTTTCCAAGGGGCCTCGGCAATCGCAATCAGCGACCAAGATGCCGCAAGTCTTATCAGCGAGCATTTCCCAAGACTGTAAGCCCCGGAACTGAAATACCGCGCGCTGTCGCGACGACCGGCCAATCACCAGCGATTGCTTTCCCTGCAGCGCGATCTGCTGACCCATTTTAAATGTGTCACCTACGTCTGCGACAAGCGCTTTCTGCTGACTCTGATGTTTGCGGATTACGCTATTGAGCCGTTTTATTACGAGAGAGGTGTCAACTTCTATGAGAACGGGCAGAACTATGCCTTGGCGTCGCTGCTATCGATTGTGGGGCCCATCCGGCGATGGAGTCATTGGTCTTCTCCGAGGTTTCGAGGCGTTCCGCCAGCCGTCCCGCACGCTCGCCGGAGCGCCGGAGTGAGAGCAGGAACAGGAACACCGCGAGTGCGATGGCGCCGTAGCGCAGCGCCGCCCGCATTCATGGGGCGGAGGCAATCCCGTCAACGCTCGTGAGCGCCACGGCGATGCCCCCCGGCGCAGGGTGTCGAGATTAGGGTACGAGCGGCAGGATGGCGGATCGGGTCTCGGCTAAGGCGAACCCCTGGTCGGATCGGGGGGGGGGCTTCGACATCTCCCACCGCCGCTCACCCCACCTTCACGCCCCAGAAGGACGTATGGTCGGCGGCGAAATATCCATCTGCCGCCCGAAAGGTGCCCTGCAGCTCGACAGTGTCGCCTTGGGCGAGTGACGCCATGGTCTGCAGCCAGAGCGCCGTCGCCTCGGAGGTGTGCGCCCCGGATATCTCGCCGAACGATCCTCGGATCTCGGTCGAGCCGTTCAGCACGAGTCGTCCGCGCATCCGCGCCGTGGTGCTGGAATTGACCTTGTAGAGCAGCGTGGCGCCGAAGAGGTAGGTGCCGGCAACCGGTGCGACGAAGCGATTGTTGCCGGCATCGAATGCGCCCTGATCGTTATAGTCGGTGTTGTTGATGCCGATCTTCGTCCAGGTGTCGACAGCGACATAATTGTCGTAGTTCGTATACGCCTTGAAGCGCGGCAGCCGAGGCTGATCGACGATCCCGCTCGTGTTGTCGACAATGAAACCGTCGAAGAAGGCGCTGCCGTCAGCGGACACAGCGAGCCGGAACAGGTCCGACCCGAAGAGGCCGACGAGCGCTTTGGTGACATAGCCAGTCTGGAAGACATAGCCGAGGTCGCCGCCGGCAGCTTCCTTGTTCATCGTATAGAAGAGATCTCCGGTCCCACCCTCGCCAGCGGTCTTCGCAGTCCAGAGCGCGGCATTGAGCTTGGCCGAGAACGGATTGGCCGCATCGGCGGTCGTTCCGATACCGAGCAGCGCCATGTTCTGCAACTCGCCGGGCGTCGTGCCGACCCAGACGGAGCCGTCGTAGACCAGCAGCAACCCTTCGTCCTCCACCCACGCCCGCCAGCCGGTTCGCGGCGGAAGGCGAAGCCAGGCACCGTCGGTCCAGAGCGCGACGTTCAGATCCCAGCCCGCCCACGCCGCGGTGGCGCCAGAGCCGACGATGTAGCGGTCGCCGTCGGTGGGGCTGCCGGGCGGCGCCGTCAGATCCCGATCGAGGACGGAGAGCTGGACGAGTCCGTCGAGCAGCCGCAGCGCCTCGTTGTGGGTGACATGCTTCTGTGCCTGCGCCGCCAGGATGTAGGGCAGAAGCAGATGGGTGGTGGCATCGGACATGGGCGTTCTCAGAATGTCAGTGTGACGGTCTTGGGCATGCCCCGCCCGATCAGGGCGGAGAGCTGGAAGATGCGGACGGTCAGCGTGTCGCCAGACCCGAGCGGCGCGCCCCAGTCTGCGGACTGCTGGGCGGCGGTGTAGACCACGCTGGTGCTGGCGGCGGCCAAGGTTCGCTTGACGGCCGGGCCGTCGAGGATCTCGACCTCATAGGCTTCGACCTCCTCGGCGAGCGGCACCTCGCCGGCGCCCCAGTTGTCGGCCGAGAGGGATCGCGAACGGCGCGTCCAGTGGATCGTGAGATCGCCCGGCGTCTGGGGCTTTCGCCATGGCTGCTCGACATGAGCGACCGAGAACGGCCGGAGCCCCACGCCCTCGGGCGTGAAGCTCGTGGCAACATAGGTCTCATCGCTGACCGGTCGGCTTGCCGGGCCGATGCGCCAGTTCCAGGGAAGCCCGAGATCGGCTTCGGCGATCGGCAGCGATGCGAGGCTCTCGTCCAGCACCACCACCCGCGCGCCAGCGGGCGCCGGATTGCCCATGGCGCCTTCCGTTCCGCGCTGCCCGCGCAAGAGCCGGGTCAGACGATACCGGCCGGGCGCTAGCAACTCGGCCGCACCCGCCTGCACGATTTCCCAGATGCCTGGTGCGCTCTCGACGGCGAGTGCATTGGCGCCGCCGAACAGCGCCAGATCGGTGACGCTCTCCAGCGTGCCCGAAAGCAGGTCTACCACCAGCACGTTGCCGAGATCGAAGCGTGAGGTCGGTCCCGGCCAGAAATCCGAAACCAGGACGCCGATCCGTGCCCGACCGCCGAAGGTGGTCAGCAGCTCGAAGCCATCGGACGAGCCGCTGCGGAACACCGCCATCTCGCCGGGCCATGGAACGGCATGGGCTGCGACGAAGGGACGATGCGCAGGCTGATCCTCACTCAGTTGCGGCAGGTCCATCAATATCGCGTCGGGCGCTCCGAACACGACCGGGCGCGTCAGCGAGGCGGCACGCGGATCGCCCGGCGGCAGATCGTAGGTCGCGCGGTCCTGGCGGATCGCCTCCACTCTGCGCGCCTCGGCATCTGCGACGGAGACGAGACGGAACTCGATCTCCCGCCCGTCATGGGCGAGCCGGATCACGTCGGCGGGATCGAGAGCCAGCCGCGAGGGTGGAAGGCGGAAGGCTGCGCTTTCGCGCCCGGTCCAGGCCTCGAGTAGCGCACGACGGCAGCGGCGTTCCGCCTCTTCGGGCGGCACCGCCATCGGAAAGCTCTCCGATGTGATCCGCGTCGTGTCGACCGTGATGCGCTGCGCCTCGACTAGCGCGGTGTCGTAATCCTCGTCGGCGCGGGCGATCTGCCACTTCAGCGCCTGCGGCAGCTCGGTTTCCTGGCTGCGGATCAGTTCCAGCACGTCACCCTCGCGGGTAGCTACGAGGTGATCGGGGTCGATGGTCAAGACCGACGCCCGGCCACGCATCACGAAACGAATGATCCCTTCGGTCTCCACGGCGTCGAAACCAAAATGCCGCGACAGCGTGGTGATGGAGGCGCGTGGGCTTTCCAGTGCGCCGATGACATATCCCTCGACCGCGCCCCAGAGCCCGGAGACATCAATCCGATCCTCGGGCATGCCTGCCCGCAGGCAGAGGTGCCGCACGAGGGCGGCCAGCGAGACCGCGCCAAGGCGTCCGGTCAGCCAGTGGCCGAGCCGCCAGTTCGGACCGTCGGTCCAGACGCCGGTCAGTTCCGGGAAGAACGGATAGGGCCGTGCATCCCAGGTCCAGGCGGCGCATTCCGGGACATGAACCATCCGGTCGCCATAGACTGAGGACACCGGATTGTTCGCAGCCTCGCCCCACCAGAGATAGCTCGCCTCGAGATAGGCGCGCTGGATCGCATCGTCGCGCCAGCCCCGCGAGAAATGTGGCGTGAAGCTCTCGGAGGACTTCGGATCGAAGAAGACGTTGGGCTGGTTGGTGCCACGATCGATGGCGGGGCAGCCGAGTTCGGTGAACCGGATCGGCTTCGACTGCGGGACCCATGCCGTCGGCGTCGCGCTCTCCACCCCGCCCGGGCGGTCGTAATGCTGGTTCGACCACCAGGCGCGCAGATCCTTGTAGCGGAAGACCCACGGCTTTCCCGCTGCACCATCGGTGATCGGCGTTCGCACCTGAGCCGACCGATCGGCGGCGCTGGCGTAGAACCAGTCGAAGCCTTCGCCACCCGCGATGTTCGCCTGCAGATACGCCCGATCGTAGATCGCGGGCCAGCTATCGGCGGCGTCGAGATGGTCGAACCCGTCCCGCCAGTCCGACAGCGGCATGTAGTTGTCGATCCCGACAAAATCGATCTCCGGATCGGCCCAGAGCGGATCGAGGTGAAAGAACACGTCGCCGCTGCCATCGCTCGGCTGGTGCCCGAAATATTCCGACCAGTCGGCAGCGTAGCCAATCTTCGTTCCAGTGCCCAGAATGGACCGGACATCAGCTGCCAGATCCCGATAGGCCTGCACGACGGCGAAGTCGGACGGCGTGCCGCCATAGACCGGGCGATCCTGATCGTCGCGGCTGACGAGGAAGGCATTGGCGCGGCTGACGCCGTTGACCGACCAGGACAGAGGCGTGGTCGACTTGGCGGACACCTCGACGCCGGGCCGCACCTTGCAGGATCCCGCGCGCAGATCGTCGCCGAACCAGGCGACGACGAGGCTGACGCTCTCGACCGCCGGAACCATGGCCTGCAGCCGGTCGAGCGCCACCACCATGTCGGTGGCATCCGGCAGCGCGTTCAGATTTTCGGGCACTGTCGCCCCGCCATCGGTCTTGCGGATCGCCTGCGTGGCGTAGGTGAACTCGCCCGATGCCGGGATCATGGTGACCGCGCGGGTCAGTCCTTCGGCGGTGTCGGGATTGGCGAGCGGCCGGAACACCTCGAAGGAGAGCTGCGGCAGACGGTTACCGTAGCTGGCGAGCGGCAGTTCCTCGAAGACGACATAGGCCGTGCCGCGATAGGCGGGCGTGCTCAAAGCGCCCATCTTCGCCGCGATGAAGGGATCGGCAGTCTGCACCTCGTCGCCCGGATACCAGCGCCAGGTGACCCCGGAGAGGTCCATCGGCTTGCCGTCGGCCCAGATGCGGCCGATGCCGGTGATCGGCCCGTCGCAGAGCGCGACCGCGAAGCTCGCATAGTAGAGATATTCCGTGGTCCTGACCTTGCCGCCGCCGCCACCCTTGCCGCCGCCTTGCGTGGTGGTCCTGGTCTCCTCGCGGAAATCGGTCTCCCAGATGATGTTGCCGCCCATCCGCATGCGGCCATAGAGGCGCGGAATGACGGCGCCCTCCGTCGAGGAGGTGATGCGCAGCGTGTCGAGACGCGCGCCCTCGATGCGCTGGGTGGGCGCGAGCGACGAGATGATCCAGCTGTCGACGACCGAACCGATGCTGGAGCCGATGAAGCCGCCGATCGTCGCCGCGCTGACACCGAGAATCGCGCCGCCGATGCTGCCGCCGATAGCGGCGCCGGCGACGCCGAGAACGAGGGTGGCCATGGCAGATGCTCAGCGTTGCGGGAACAGGAAGGCGAAGGCAATGCGCCGCCGCCAGACGGAGGTGAGCGGCTCCTCGATCACGCCGAGCCGCTCATAGGCGTGGATGAAGCTGCCGGGGTCGGAGATGATCCCGACATGCTTGGCGATGGCGCGGGGCTTCATGCGGAAGAGGACCAGCGCGCCGGCTTCGGCCGCCGCGGGGTCCACTTCGATCATCATGCGCCGTACGCCTTCGGCCAGCACCTCGCGCGGGCCGATCTCGCCCCAGTCCCGACTGTAGGGCGGGATCGGGAACGGCTCGGGGCCAACCACCTCGCGCCAGACGCCACGGGCGAGGCCGAGGCAGTCGCAGCCCACGCCGCGCAGGCTCGCCTGATCGTGGTAGGGCGTGCCGAGCCAGGATCGCGCCGCCGCGATCACCCTGTTCGGCTCGGCCCCGCGCGGAGCGCGTTCTTTCGGTAGGCTCGTCACAGCACGCTCCCGTCGTGCCCGCCGTCCTTCGTCGCGTAACGGAGAACGGCATCCTGGCCGGGGATATGCGGGAAGCCCCGGAAACTGGCGACATTGGCGAACTTCGTGCCACAGGTCTCAATGCGCTTGTCGCAGCCCGCGCGGACGATAAGACCATCTCCCCCGGCGATGGGCCTCACTGGCGCTTCGAGCAGCGTCAGCACGGCGATGCCGTCGGTCAGGTCATGCGCGACGATCTCTGCACGCCGCCCGGCATTGGCGCCGCTGGTCCATTCGACCGTACCGAAGGTGAACCAGCCGGCGGCAAAGCCACCGAGGCCGGACGCCGTGAACGTCCGGTCACGCAGGAGGTCGATGACGGCGCCCGTTCCCCTGAAGGCCGATGCGTCCAGATCGACGCCGCAACGTCCGTCACCGAGCGCCGCGTCGCAAGTGGCCTGAAACGTCCGTCCGACCGTTTGTCCGAGGACATGTGCGAGCGAACGAACTTCTGCCACGAAGGCAAGCCGTCCCCGCCGGATCTGGCCGATCGCCCCGCGGCGCATCAGCACACGCTGCGCCGGATCGCTCCAGTTCACCCGCCAGACCTCGACCTCGGCATTGTCCCAGCGACCGTCGAGGATGTCGGTCTCGGTGATCCGGTCGGAGGTCAGCACGCCCTCGGCGTCCTGCGCATCGACGGAGAGATCGGATCCCGAGCGGACCTCCGATGCCGTCAGCCCGCTCTCAGGCTCGAAATCGGTGTTGTCGAAGCTGAGCGTCCGGTCGTGGTCGGTGAAGCCAAAGGTTGCGCCATCCGCGCGCACGATCCGCCACACCCAAGCGAGCGTCGTCGTGCCTTCGTCGAGATGGGCCTGAAACGCGGGCGAGAGAGACTTCACTTCCGCCCCCAGCCGCGCAGGAGCGCCACGGATGCCAGAAGCGAAGACACCACGCCACCAGTCGCACCGGTCAGGGCATAGAGATTGAAGGGCCGGATATCGAGGGTGCCGGTGGCGAGGTCGAAATCCGCCAGCCCGGCCATGGCGAGGCCGGAAGCGGCAAGGCAGGCCAGATAGACGAGGCCGCGTGCGAGATTCCAGTTCATGGACGTCCTCCGATGAGAGTGGTGAGGAATGCAGTGAGACGAGACAGCAGCGTGGGCGCAGCGGGCACGGCCGGGACCGGCATGGGGTCAGCGGCCGTCCGAACCGGCGTCGCCTCCGGGCGCAGCAGCGCCAGCGCCTCGGCCTCGGTCAGCCGCCGGATGGGTCGCAAGAAATCGACTCGGCCATTGCGGTCGACCGCCCAGACCGGAATGGTCCCGGTGGGGTAACGTCCATGGCGGAAGAGGTCGCGCTCGGCCTCGCGCCGGGGGCGGATCGCGGCGGGCTTGAGCCAGCCCATGAAGGCGTCGCTTGCCGCCGCGCGGTTGCCCGCGTTCAGGTGTCTCGTCAGCGCAGCTCTCGCGATGCCGCCGGTGTTGTAGTGGAAACTGACCAGCGCATCGAATTCGTGCGGCTCGAGTGGCACGATCACGGCCCGTCGCACCGCTGCCTCGTAGGCCGCCAGATCGGCCCGGAATACCTTGAACGCCTCGCGGACGCCGGCCTCGAGATCGGCGGGCATGCCACGGGGCATCCTGGACGGATCGGGCGGTCCGGCCGAGGCCGTGTGGCCGATGCCGAAGGTCCAGACCTGTTTCACATCGAGATAGGGTCCGGGCACGAGTCCTTCGTGCCGGACTAGGGCCAGAAGGCCCCGGTCGGTCATGCACATGGGATCACCCCAGAAGCGAGAGGGTCAGAATGAGAACTGCGACGGCGAGGCCGATGCGCAGGCGGTGGGCGAAAGCCTGACGCGGGGCGATGGGGTCGCAGCGAATGAAGCGCGCGAGGCGGAGAAGCTCATGCATCGCCGTCGCCTTTCTTCGCCCCACGTAGCCGGGCGAGGACGAGTTCGATGAAGGCGGGGCCGAAGACGCCAACGAGATAGGCCGCCGAACCTGCTGCGCCCCCGGCCGGGATCGCCTCGGGCGGCAGGCCCAGCCAGCTGGTGACGAGCGCCATGGAAAGGCTGCCCATTCCAGCCGCGATCAACCCGCCTAGCAGGATGTGCCGCAGCGCATCGCGCAGGCGCATCCTCGTGGTCAGTGCGTTGGTCGCCCCGCCGAGCGCACCCCAGGCGGCCAGGATCACCGCCGTCGATGTTGCGAGTTCCTTCAGCACCGCGGCGAGGAACCCGGTCTCGTCGTTCATCTGCGGATCTCCAGCAGCGGGATGGAAGTGATCGAGCCGAGGCGTTCGAGATCGAGGGTGACGTCGAGCGCATCGGTGTCGAAGCGGACGGGCACGTCGAACGCGAAGCCCGCCGTGACGGCGACGCCTGCACCGGGTGCGGAGCCGAAGGTGATGAGGCCGGTCGTGGTATCGACCGACCAGCCCGACATCTGTTCGATGCCCGCCAGCGCGACACGCACGCTGCCCGTGACCGGCTTGGCGATGCTGCGTGTCCAGGACTGCGCGCCGGAGGTGTAGCACTTAACCAGCTGGAACTGCGTCGTCGTGCCGTCGCCGGTGCCGATCTGCTGGTCGGTTGCGCTCGGCACCTGCGATGGCAGGCAGGACTTGAAGTCGGCCCAGTCCTTGAAGCGGAAGCCGTGAAGGCGGCCGTTTCGCGCCTCGAAGAAGGCGACCACTGCCGCGAGATCGTCGGCACGACGGATGCCATAGGCCACGTCATAGCGGCGGCGCGAGTTCGCCCAGCTGGCGTTGCGTTCCTCATCGCCCGAGGCCAGCTCCACGATCTGGGTGCGCCGTTCCGGTCCGCCGCGCGCACCACGGCTGATGTCGTCCGGGAACCGGACCTCGTGGAAAGCCATTACATCCCCCTCCGCCCCAGCGAAACGGCCCGGGCGATGTCCGCCGCGATCTGCGTGCGGGACTGCCGGAAGCTCTCGGCATCGCGGGCATTGATCGTGACGTTGACGGTCTGCGCGGCGGTGGCGCCGTAACCTGCTGCCTCTCGCCGCGAGAGTACCCGCTCGCCACGTTGCAGGATCGCAGGCACTTCGTCGGGCCTGAGCCCCGCCCAGCCCCCGGAATGCATGCGCGGGGCATTGACGAAGGCGTGCGCGGGCACGATGCGGCCCGGTCCCGCAGAACCGACCATGCCGCCGGCGTGCAGGATGTTGGCGAAGATCCCGCCGCCGAGATTGCCCAAAACACCGGAAAGCACGCCTGCCAGCGGGCCGAGGATGAAACGCCGGGCTGCTAGCTTTGCCAGATCGGCGATCAGCGAGGTGACCAGGTCGCCGAACTTCAGCTTGCCGATCTTCACGAACTCGCCGATCGCGTTCTCGGCGCTGCGGAACGCTCCGACCAGGGCGTTGCCGATGTCGCCGCCGATCTCTCGCGCCTTCGTGGCATAGTCGGCCAGGGTCTGGCTCACTGCCGCCCATCCGGTCGCGGCAGCCTCGGCCCCAGCCTTCGTCTGCTCGCCGGCACTGCGCCCGGCGGCTCCGGCACGACCGGCAGCGGTCGTGGCATCGTTCAGAGCCGCCGTCACCCGGTCCGCCGATGTGGCGGCCTCGTCCAGCGGGTTCTCGGCGTCCCCGCCGCTCAGTGCATCGCGCAGCGCCTGCATAGCCGCGCCCACACCATCGAAGGCTCCGGCCCTGGTCTCGGCCGCGCGCCGGCGGTAGCGGTCGGCCATCGCGCCGGCATTGCTGGCGGCGTGATCGAGCATCGAGGCATAAGACTGCGCCCCGAACCAGTCGATCCGCGCGTCGGCACCGATCGTCTCGGCGACCGCATTGAATGTCGGTCCGATGGTGCCAAGGAAATCTGCCCATTTGTTCGACAGGAAGGCCATCAGCCGCAGCCAGATCGCCTCGATATCGGCGCGCAGGGCGCGGAAGTCGTCCACGAAAGAGCCGAGCGTGGCCTTGATCCCGTCCCAGACGGCACGCGCCACGTTGCCCATCAACTCGAGCGCCGAACCGAAGCCGCCCGCGCCCTTCACGAGCTGCCCGAACCAGTAGATCAGCTCGCCCGCACCGACGATCAGCGCGCCGATCCCGGTGCGGATGATCGCGCCGCGCAGGAGCGTGAGCGCACCCGACAGGCTGAAGGTCGCGACACGGGCGGCAACGAACGCCGCGACCCAGCGCCCGGCCATGAAGGCCGCGAAGGCGATGCCGATGGCTGCGAGCCTCTCCAGATTGTCGGCCAGCAGGATCAGCCCCTCAGCCACCGTCGAGGTAGCGCCCGCCAT